CGGGTGTACAGTGGCAGGGTATAATAACTATTGATGTTTTAACGCAGGGCAGTGTTCTATATTCCGGTACGCAGTTAAAAAGCAGTGTAACAGGAAAACTCTATATAGTGGAAGAAACAAAAACCCTATTGCAGATAAAAGAAACCGTTTCGGTTGTTTGCACGGAAATAGGAACAGCTGGAAATCTTGAACAAAATGATACGCTTAATTTTGTTAATCCGTATGGTTTTATAAAGACGGAAGCGATTGTTTTTGATGTTGCAAGGGTCGGGTTAGATAACGAACTTGAATCAAGTTATCGCAACAGAGTTATTAACCGGTTTCGGTTACAGCCGCAAGGCGGCGCGTTAGCGGATTACCGGATTTGGGCGTCTGAAGTTCAGGGTGTATTGAATGTATATCCATACAATGATAAAGAACAGCCGGGCGGGGTGCTGCTTTATGTGTCCGGTATTTCTGATGTATATGCCGATCGTATTCCTGATAAAGGCTTATTAAAAAAGGTAGGGGAGGCGTGTACGTATGATCCTGAAACAGGCAGGGCAACACGGAAACCTTTAACGGCAATGCTTGATCCGAAAAACGATGGTTCATATTCAAATGTAAAACCGATTGCCGTTGCTGTTTTTGATATTGTAATTACCGGCGTGTCAGGGATTGTCCCTGCAGATTTTGCGCAGGTGGTAAAGCCTGTATTACAAAATTATTTTTTAGATAGAGACCTGTACATACGAGGTCTTTCCGATGATAACAATCGGACAAATGTTATTTCAAAAAATCATATTATAACGGTTGTTAATCAAATAGCGATATCCGTCAAGGCGATATTTGAAACCGCGGAGATACGGAAAGATGGAAAGGGTGCGCCGTTGTATACTCTTGATAACGGTGAATTAGCAAGGCTTGGCGCTTTAGCGATAGATGGAGTGCAGTATTGAGCGTTTTTTTTGATGCGATAAAATTGTTGTTTCCCCGATCGAGAGCTTTTAATTTTACAATAGAAAGTAACAAGCGAAAGTTGATAAAAGCGATTGCTGTTTTGCCGGAAGATATACGGCATGAGATGGAACGGGTATATTTTGACATGTTTCCCGAAACAAGCCGTTGTATTGATGATTGGGAAAAGGTTTTTGCCGTTGTGTTTTCAAGTAAAGAGTTAAAAAAACAGCGGAATGTTCTTGCTGCTTTGTGGCGGATAAATAAAGGTGGACAATCTGCGGTATTTCTCGAAAGTATGTTAAGGAACATCGATGCAAATATTTTAGTTGTTGAAAATACGCCGGTAAGCAATCCGCGCCAGCGGAGTATTACGAATGTTGCCGTATGCGGAAATAAAACACTGTGTTGTAAAAACGTAAAGGCAGTATGCGGCTATAGGGTTGGTGATGAAAATTTTTCGCCTTCGATTTTACGTAACGATGTTTCTGAACTATATTCAATTAAAAATGATCCGCGGTTTTGGGCATATTGCTATTTTATTTGTAGGCGTGTTGTTCGTAATAACAAAAATGAAATTCTTTATGTTGAAAAAATACAAATAAAAAAAGAGTTTAGGAATTACATAGAATACTTAATTTTAAAAATAAAGCCGGTGCATACGGTCGCGGTAATGTTTATAGAATGGATATAGGTGTACAGCAAAGTAATATAAAAGAGGGGTATCTTATAGATGATAAAGATTGATCACAACTACACAGATTATCGAGATGATACTGATCCGAAGTATCCCGGCGGAAAAGCAGTTAATGCGACGACAGCTGAAAGCACAGATGGTACGCCTTTATTGGCAGACTGGATGAACGACATTAATGGTGCATTGCAGGCGATTTTTATAGAGGCGTTCGGGAATATAAATAAAGTTTCTGGAAAGCCGGATAATGTTCGAGAATCGGATGTATTAAGAGCTATTAAGAAAATTACGCGGGGATATACCGATCAAATAAATGCAGTTGAGGCAGGAGTAAGAGCGCAAGGCGATATCGATACCTTGAAATCTGCTAAAAGTTATACAGACCAGAAAATGCAAGCCGAAGCGCAGACAAGAGCGCAAGGCGACGCTAGCACGTTGAGTTCAGCAAAAAAATATACCGATGAGCTGCTTATTAAAATCTTCCAAAACGGCTATATCCAATGGCCGGGGATGAAAAGCCCGCTGGAAGATGTCGCCCTTCATTTTAAGGGTTATAGTTGGTACGAAGTCAACTATAATGGTAACTTTTTTAGAGCAAAAGGACGGAACGCCAGGGCGTTTAGTGGTAAGCGATTGACTAAGGAGCAAATCAAGAATGAGGCGTATATCTTTCAAGCTGATGAACAGGGAGATGCGATAAGGGATATTAGAGGAGTCTTTGGAAGTGATGCTCGGCATCAGCCGAATCTTTTTAGCTCTGCATCTGTCAGCAAGACAGGCTGCTTTGAAGCAACAAAAGAACCTACCATGAGTGGAGCTCCTTCTGAAGCGACTGCCGCTGGAAATGGGAACACTGCAGGTTGGAGTAATATTAAATTTAGAGCTTCAAGGGCTGTTCCCGCCGCGGAAGAAAACCGCCCTCGTAACTTAACCTTTACCATCTGGATATTGGTAAAAGACTAATAGGAGAAAAATATGGAATTTGTAGAACGCTTGGAAATTAAAGATAATATCATCATCAATCGTGTGATAGGGGAAAAACCGAAGCAGGAGAAAAAAGGTATTACATACTTTTACGGAAAGAATATACAAGCCAATGTCGGCGATGACATCCGTATGTACAGCGATGTACAGGCAGGCATTAAAAAGCCGCTTGCGCAGCTGGTTAAAGAAGGGCTCGTATCGGTTCCAGAAGGTAAAAAGCTCAATGAAGCCGGTACGGACTTTGAAGATATGACGGAAGCTGAAAAAGTTGCAGCCGGACTTATTCAACTAAAACCCGATGAAAAAATTGAAGGTGATTATATCGTCAAAAAAACGGAAAAAGAGCAATACGAAGCAGGGCTTATCAGCAAGGAAGAATATAACGTATACATTGACCGACAGAGGGAAGCCGCCTACCGGCTGGAAGCGGATCCGCTCGGTATGCAGGCACTGCGCGGAGACATCGATAAAGCCGAATGGCTTGCGAAAATAGCAGAGATAAAACGGCGCTACCCGAAGGTGGAATAGCGGCAAAATTCTATTGGAATAACCGGAGTGGTATCTATTGCAATTTATCCATTTGAGCGTTAAATATTCTTTGACCGTCTGCAGCGGGTTTTTCGCAGGATGGCAGGAAAAACGGTTGCGGCGGTGTGCGGGTTTGTGTTTTTGAAAAGCTATATGCTTGTTTCAATCTGAACGATACGTTTCCGTTTTTTGCTTTAAAGCGGGTAACTTTGTGCAGATTTCCACCGTAAGATAGTAGTTTGCCGGTTTTAAATGCAATATAAGCCCGTGCAACTTGCCGGGCTTTTTTTGATGTTATATTCTTTTTGAATGCGCCGCGTACCTTTTGTGTTTTTACTTTATTGACGCGATACATCCTTGCAACCGATCTTGCTCGGCTGCCGCTTCGGGCAATGTCGGTAGGAATGGCAAGTGTGGAGCCGATAGCCGGTTTGTGTATACCGCCTTTTTCTTGACGTTCCATATAGGTCGCTTTTTCTGTTATGCCGATTGTTGAATGTATTGTATGGAGTGCATAGCGTCCTTTCGGCATTTGATCATACTGTACTTGCCGTGTCGTAAATGTGTTGCGCAGTGTAAAGGTGTCTTTCATGGTTTTTACATTCTGCTTTTTAGCAAGCGCGGCTTGAATATTGACGGTGTTTGTTGCCGCTTTTATAATCCGTTCTTTAGCATCGGTCGTTAAAAGATGAAAACTTTCAGGATCGTTAATAATCATTTTTGCAATCTGCGACATAATTCATTCCTTATTTAAAATAGTTCTAATTGATTGTGCAGTACGATTGTAAATTGCAGCAGTGTCGTTTTTGCTTTTCTATTGCTGTTGCACTGTTTTTGTATATCTTGTTTCGCTGCCGATAGTGCGGCGGTTATCGATGTGTGCATAAAGGATGCTTCATGTGGTGTTTTTTGCCTGATGATGCGGTGGATTTTTAATTTATAGCCGTATGCAAAAAGATTATTCCTCCGGTATATCGTCAATTCAATAAAGTCGCCATAATGGCGTTCATGCAGTTGTTTTACCGTATCGTATTCGGAACATCTTGTGTGTGCTAAAATATCAATGGGTGATGCCGGTATCATTATTATTTCCTTATGCAAACGGGTCTTCGTCGGGAGGCGGCATGTCATCGGATGATGTAAATGCCGTACTATTTTCAGGGATAAGAGTAGGTTGTGTTGCTTTTCCTTCAATCTTTTTAAGCCGCACATTGATAAAGCATAAGACGGGGTTACCATTTATTTTTTTCTGTTTATACTTAATTTCGATGTAGTCATGCTTCATAAAACGTACAAACTTGTTACGGGTGAGCGCTTCTTTATCATCAGCTGCTAATTCGTAGTAATTAAGATACTGGTCGTATACCGCTTGTACTGTTTCAAAAGCGTCGCCGGACATATCAATTTCAATACAATCCGATACAAATTTATCGAGGTCTGTTTCCTGATCCTTTACGTAGTTCTCTTTGTAGTTCTTACATTCTTCCGATAAGGGGATTGCCCCTTCGTATTTATATTTTAATTCAATATACAGGTTTGCAAAGTATTTAATAATTGCAGGGTATTCTTCCCGTATCGATTTTAAAATTGTTGAAAGAGACTTTGTGTCTTTGCCGCCTTTTTTATGCTGTACGGAAAAGGGAATGACAAGCATACGGTCTATAGTTGCTTGTTCGTGTGCGTCAAAACGCGGGCTGTGGTTCGTACACATAATAATCTGTGCGGTCGGAGTAAAATCATGCGGGTCTTTGTAAAGTCTGCGGGCGGTAAGCGTATCATTGCCGGTAAGTTCTTTCCATAGTGCAGCGTTCAAATAGCCATTACGCTCCGTTTCCTGCACGATGGCAGCTCCTTTCCCCTCAAGGCGGGCGATATACGGGGTTGCTTCGTTCCCTGATACCCGCCGTTTGTTTTGCGAAACGAGAATATCAGCAGGGATGCGGTCTATCATATCAGTATAGACATCTTTGAGTAACTCTATCGTTGTAGTTTTGCCGGTATGCGTTTTCCCGATAAAAATACCGCCGTATTTAAATTGCATATTCCGCGACGGGATAAGTGATAAATAATACATCAATGTTTGCAAAGTTTCTTCATTCTTAAAGTTTGATTTCATAAACGCAAGGAAATTAGTCGGTTCTGTAGCTTTCTCTACAGCTTCCATACGGTACGGCAGCACATCGCGTCGGTATTCTTCGGGTGTTGATTTTCTAAAGACAATTTTGTTGCCTGAAAAATCCATAACACCGTCAATCAGTGTGAGCGATTCTTGTACGGTCGGCCCGTCAAAAAGGACGTTTTCACGGAATACTTCCGGCTTAAGACCGGAAAGGTCTTGTGCCAGTTCTACACGGAAACGCCGTGCTTCTATTTTTAATAGCAATTCATATATTTTTGTTTTCCCTTCTCGGGATATTCCGAGAAAAGAACGTAAGACATTTGCAAGAATACTATAAGAAATGCCTGCTATATCCGGTTCACGTGTCCAAATATGTCCGTTAAAAAAATAGTGTTTCTTTTCATTTTCTACATAAATGAGCCGCCCTTGTAGTACATCAGAAACAAGTTGTGAGGCGGAGCGGACACCGCCGGTTGTTAAAAATTGCAACGCATTCGCATTTGTACGCATTGCTTTATAATCGATTTCGACGATTGTTTTCTGCTCTTTAATTTTTGCAAGGATTTCTTTTTCCGGAATAAGCGCCTGTTCAATCGCCTTTCGCAAATATTTTGACGCACTGTATTTTTCACACGCTTCAATCAAAAAATAAGGGGTGTGGTCGTTTTCATTTTCAATCTGTTCAGAGCTTGCTCCCCATTTTAATAATTCTTGCGTAATCTGATTGTTTCCGCACGCTTTTATGCAGGCGCTAACGAACGGTTGTACATCTTTATCATCCATATCAGCAAGCGGGATTTTTTTTAAAAGATTGCGTAGTTGCTTAATACTCACTGTGTTGAAGGATTCCCAGAATACGGCAGGTTCTTTTTCTTTTTTTTCCGGCGGAGTATATTCTTTTGCGTCTTCTATCGCTTGCAGTACCGCTTCAGGTTTACCAGCACAGATAGCCTCGTCTTGGTCTTTATACGGGAATTCATCCGGAAAAGAAGCCGTTTTGATTATGCCTTTATACCCTGCTTTTCGTAACATGCCCGGAAGATTTGTTTTCCGTTTGTCGGTTTCGCTGATTGCAACCAATCCTGATGCTTTGCGGCCTGCAATGTCTTTATCAAAAAAAATGATGATTTCGGGAACCGATAATAAATACTGTTTTATTTTAGGGCCGGTTAAACCTTCTGTGCCGCCTGTTGAAAAGACGTTTTCTATTCCTGCAGCAGCGCAGGAAAGAGCATCCATTTCGCCTTCTACTAATAGAACCGGTTTCTTGGTATCGATTGCGCCGGGCATTGGAAATGTTTTACAGCTTTTTGTACCGCGTTTTTCACATACGAAATTTTCGTAATAGTGCAGCTTATATCCTGAACCTAATTTGATAACGACACCGGAATGCTGCCAGCTTGAATATCCCTTTTGGGGATGCGGCAACGGAACGCCGGCGCCGCGCAGCACAGCTATACCGGCTTCGGCGCTGGCGATGTCGTAGCCTGGCCAGTAAAAAAAATACTTTACCAAATTATCTACAATGCCTGAAGGATAGTTGGTGCCGGAGCCTCTCGTTACGTTTGCCCGTGTCTGGAGAAAGCTCCGTATTTGATTTTCTGATTTTTTATTGCCGGCAAGATATTTTTCAAATGCAGCACAGGCTGCAGCGTCCGGCGTAAAGGTTTCTTTTTCTGCTGTTTGTTTTTCCGATTGTTTAATTGGGGTGTATCCGCTGCCGAATGCGGCTTCGACTGCTTTGAATTGTTCTTTTTTATCGGTAATACCTTCTAAAATACCTACGGCGTCATAAATATCGCCGTGTATGCCGCAATTTCCTGAATAGCATACAAAATGATCATCAAACAGTTCGCATGACGGGTTTCGGTCTTCATGTTCAGGATTAAAACAACGGACAAGTCCCCGTTCCGCTTTTATACCTTTTATCCGTAAATATTCTATCAGTCTGTTTTTGTATTTGTCAAAGTTCATGTGTTACCTACCAATTCCTGAAAATAAGCTGCCGTGTGTCATTTGTTGATATAATCAAAGAGTCCGGGCCATTCTTTGTGCATCCGTTACCATATTTGCAGTCTCCCGTATTCGTCGTAAATATCATCTGCTTTTCTTATTGGTTTTAGCTGTTCCGGTTGTGCTGCAGCCGATTTTTGCTGAACGGCAGCAGCCGGTTGTTTTGCTTGTTCCGAATGGGATGCGGCAGCTGGAGGTGTTTTATGCCGTATGTCGACAATTATTCCTTCAAACACCTTTTTAGCGGTGTGTACTTTTAGCGGAAGCGCCGCTATACCGGCTTTTTGTAGTTGCCGTATTTCCGTAGGACTGTATTTTGTTCCGTCTTGGCAGAAAACCCAGCCTGATTCGCAATGGTAGGCTGTTTCTTGTTTGAGTGTTTCGCTGTATTTATACAGCCATCCGGGTTTATTCGGCATCGATTATATCTCTGTGTCCGTATGCAGCAATGCGATAATATCGTAGGCAGCTTCAATTTTTGCTTGCTCAAGTAGTTTTGCCGAATCCGAATCGAGGGTTTTAATAGTATTTTCTATTGCTTTAATGTAGGCGGTAATTTCGGCGAATACGAATTTTGAACTTATCAGCTTGTCCGCAACAGGTATTTTTTCTTCATTGGCTGCAGCGTCATTCGATTTTTTCTCCGAGTGGGAGTGTATTTGTTTTGAGGCTGCTTGCGAAAAAGATTGTGCCGGTTCATTCTTTTCCCTTGCCACCGAAACGGGGATGCTCGACAATAAGGCTGTCGAAGTATGTGTTTTATCTCCTGTGTCGGCAGTTGTGGGATTAACCGGAGGTGTAATCATTGCTGGTTCGGTTGAGCGGTCTGTATTACTGTGCGTTGCCGACTCCGACTGCGCCGGTTGTGTAATGCTGTTTTTATATGTGCGGATTACTGCTTCTGCTGCTGCTCTCGTTCCGCCCAGCGCTGCTGTTTTTTCAATGAGCGGTTTTAAATCAGATTCAGGAATCGTACGAAATACATTTAAGGTTGTCGTTTCGTACTGTTCGGTATCAATATTTTGCTGCTGCAAGAGTACTCTTACTCTATGTGCGGCTAAGTGCTTCGATACCCATTGTTCCGTTTTAGCCAGCTTTGAACTGATTTCTTGTTGTGAAATACCGGTTGCAAGCATTTCGGCAACACCTTGTTCCCGTTCGGCCGCCGTTAAATCATTTCGCTGAATGTTTTCAATAAGTTGCAGTGTAAGGGTGTCGCCGGTTTTTACAACGGCATCGATCATATTGAAATCGTCGCCTTTTGAGCAAAGATATTCAAAAGCTCTTTTGCGGCGGTGTCCGGCTATCAGTTCATACTGCTGAATACCGGTGTCTGTTACTCCGGCACGTTTCACAACAATCGGCTGCATGAGCCCTGAATCTTTTATTGATTGGGCAAGCTCTTCAATATCCTGATATTCCTTGCGGACGTTTCCGGTTTCAATGATTTGAGAAAGGCTTATTTTTTGTGTTACGCCTGCCAGTTCTAATTTAGGCATGATGTATCTCCTTTAATAAAAAAATCAATGTACTGTTCAAGACGGTTTTTTACTGCTTGATGTAGCGGATAGTTCACATTCTCTGTCAGCCGTTTTAGGGACTTTATATCGGGGATACTGCCGGGAATAAGAAAATCACCGAACGCTGCGTTGTATTTTTCGATAATGCCCGGTTCGTTTGTCTTGCTGTTTGCTTTATTGATACATACATACGTGTCTGCTTCGATGCAGCAATTTTGCAAAATATCGAAATAAAGTTTGATTGCAGAAAAATCGAGTGAAGAGCATGTGCCGGGAAGGATGAGTACATCAGAGGCAAATACGGCATTTCGCGTATGTGCGCACCAATGTCCCGGCGGATCGATTAAAATATAGTCGTACTTTTCTTTTAATCCCGTCTTTTGCAGATTGATTTTTAGTTGCATATCCATAATGTTATTTAAAAGATGATTTTCAAGGCAGGACGGAATGATGTCGATAGATTCTTTTGCCGGATAGACACCTTTAAAATCTGTTACGGTTTCCGACAAAAGATTTTTTGAGGTTATATCTTGAAACAGTTTATTGTAACAGCGGGAGACGGTACAGTTGCTATCGAGGTCTATAATCAACACGATGTATCCTCTACTTGCAAGTATTTCGGCTGCTGCTGTTATAATCGTCGTTTTGCCGACGCCGCCTTTGTAGCTTGATACGGTTATAATTTTTGCCATCTGGTGTGTTCCTTCTTAAAACGGAATATTGTCGGGATATTCGCCGGTAGACGCCGCTTGTGGCGTATCTTGTGCATCGCTTGCTTGCCCTTTATTTTTGGGTGAGCTGAGCAGCACGATGTTTTGAATGTTTAGAACTACGTCGTTATGCCGTACCTCGTTTTTATCCGTCCACGGATTGTGGTTTAATTCCGCTTCGATGGCAATTTGTTTGCCTTTTACAAGGTGTTTTTGCATCGATTCGCCGTATTTGCCCCAGATGGTACAGTTGAAAAAATGAACCCGTTCTTCCCATGTGTCATCTTTTTTATACGATTTGTTGACTGCAATGCTGAATGTCGTGCAGGCTGTGCCGGACTGTGTGTACTTTAATTCGGCATTCGCTGTTATTCTGCCGGTAGCAGTGAATTTATTAAGGTCTGTCATGCTGGTTGCTCCTTGCCCTTTTTAATGAAGGTTGCATTATCTTCCTGTATATTTTGTGCGCTGTGAGAAATGCGCTGGAATTCCGCAACGGCATCCCAAAGACTGTCGAATGTTCTAACATTTGGACTGTCGATGTCCGCTGTTGTTTGTGCGATACAAATATTGCCGGATTCCAGCAAGCCGGTGTAATATTCTTTCTGATCCGGCCGGTCGCTTAAAATCAGCTTGATGATGTATTGATGGTTTCCGTTTTTCATCATTGCTTGCTCCTTTCCGCATAATTTGCAGGGATGGTTACGCCGTATTTTTCTGCGTATGCTTTTAGGCTGTGGTCGGTAACAGACAGCCACTCTATAACATCTTGTTTATGCCAGCTTTTACGTCCGCAAACATATTGGGCATTTGTTCCGCAGCACGGCTGCAAAAAGAGCTTTGATTTATAAGTTTCTAATGCCCCACCGCCTTTCAGTTTGCAGGCAGTGTCAAGCGTTACCCATTCGGGAAGGTTGTTGAAAAAATCTTTTTGCGCTTCAAACTCTCGGTTCTCTTTTATGAGCGCGATTGCCTGCGAAATTTTTAAATCCAGTACGTGGAATTGATAATCTTTTTCGTTCATAGTCCATACCTCATTTTTGCGGCTGCTTTGCGGGTTTGTACCCATATTGCAGTAGCGACAAAATTTCCCTGTATTGTTGCCGGATGTCCGTGCCGGTTTTTGAGTGTTTTCCAAAAACTTACGCCAGAAATGCCGGTTTCAATGTTTGCGATAAAAAAACTCTTGTAAAATAAGCCGTTGATATACAGCGGTTCTCGTTTTCCTTTTCTCATAGCAAAAAAAGACGGCTTACCGTTTCGCAGTTAGTCTTACGCTGTCGGCCCCGTGCCGTCCGGCTATTCCTTGCTTTATATAGAAGACGGTAAAACCGGCTTTATCCGTGATTGACGGCGGTTTTTAGGCTGTCTGATAAATCAACAGCAAATTCGAGTTTTAAGTCGGGGTGTTGCATTTTGATTTGTCTTATGGTTGTTTCTTGAGACTGAATGGAAAATTCCAACGCCAATAAAAAATTGTCTTGAGTTTCTTTGTTGAGTTTATTGAAAAGCTCTAAAGGTTTTTCGGTTGTTTTTCGCATTTGCATACCTCATAGTATATGATTTGACTATATATATATTACGATTAAACAATTTTTTTGTCAAGGTAAAAATATTATTTAACAATATTTTTTATTGCCTCTTTTTTCAAAACATGATATTTTATGTATGGAGGCTTTTATGGATATTGGAAGCAGAATAAAAAAACTGCGAAAAACATTGAAATACAATCAATTAGAGTTTGCAGAAAAAATAGGAATAAAACAAACATCTTTATCGCTGATTGAAACAGGAAAAAATGCCTTAACTGAACAAAATATTAAACTTATCTGTTTAACATTTGCTGTTAATGAAAATTGGCTGAGAACCGGTGAAGGGGATATGTTTATTGCTGATAAAAAAGAGACGCAGCGGCAAGAACGTTTTATCAAACTCTTTGAACGGCTTAATTCTAATATGCAGAATGTTGTTATAAAGCACTTGCAGAATCTTGTTGAAGAACAAGAAGTGCAAGAAAATTAGGATGCGGAAAATGAACGAACTTATCAAAGTTTCGGAAATGGATGGAGCGCAATTAGTTAATGCGCGGGAGCTGTATGATGCGCTGCAGGTACGGCGGGATTTTTCAAACTGGATAAAGAACCGGATTGAAAAATACGGGTTTATTGAAGGTGAAGACTTCTTTAAACATGAAAATTTGAGGTCGCCAAATTTGGCGAACTCAAAATCAGAGAATGACGCTTCAGGTAAAGCAACGCATGAATCTTG